ATATCAATATAATCCAGCACCATATAATCTAAACTTTACACTAAGTGTTCTTGCAAAGAACATGTCTGATGCATTACAGATTGTAGAACAGATATTACCATATTTCCAACCCGAATATACAGTCACTATGAAAATGATTGACGATATGTCTGATACTAGAGACGTTCCAATCACATTAAACAGTGTTGCACTAGAAGATACTTATGAAGGTTCTTTTGAAGAAAGACGAGTTATAGAGTATACACTAGATTTTTCTATGAAAATTTACTTCTTCGGCCCTGTTTACACTGGAAGTGTTATTAAAAATGTTGTTGAAAGAGAATATATCAATACAGATATTTCGGGACAGTTCACAACTTCACAAATTAATGAAAGTGGATTGGTCAAAGAGGTTAAACACTATGAACCTGCGTTTGGAGAGAAATCAAATGCAGTGTCTAATTCAACAGAAGTGACCTTCCCAACTGCAATAAATAATAGTATAAGTGTAGGAGACGAAGTGTTTGGAACAAACTTATCAACAAATCCAACAGTTTCGTCAATTGCAAGTGATAAATTATCATTAAATCTAAGTTCAAATGTGACACTTAGTGATAAAACAACACTTAAATTTGTTGGTTCTGTTCAACCTAACGACACTTTCGTAGTTGCAGAAACAGTGACATTTTATGATGACGGTTCTAAAGAAAGTTTTAGTGAAACCGATGACAGTTAATTATGACAAAAGAAACAGTAGATGAAAAGTTAGATTCTTTATTAGATATCAATTCTGATATTAAAAAAGAAACCAAGGTAGTCAAAGTTCCGTCAAGGATAGAGAATATCGATACGGACTACAAATATGCAAGAGAGAACCTCTATAACCTCGTAGAACGTGGTCAAGATGCAATTGAAGGTATATTAGAACTATCCAAAGAAACCGAACACCCACGTGCATATGAGGTCGCAGGACAGTTAATAAAGACTGTAGCCGATACTGCAGAGAAACTCATTGACGTTCAAAAGAAATTAAAAGATTTAGAAAAGGAAGACGAACAAAGAATAGGTAAAGTCGAAAATCACCTATACGTTGGTTCTACTTCAGAACTACAAAAGTTTTTGAAGAAAGAAAAGAATAATGACTGATTCAAAAAATGAAGGTTATCTAGGTAATAATCTAATCAAAAGGGCTGGTGTGGAGACCAAATACACCGATAAAGAAATGGCAGAATACTTGAAGTGTTCTGAAAATCCTGCTCATTTTATAGAAAATTACACACAAATCATATCACTAGACGAAGGTATGGTTCCCTTTACACTTCGTGGATATCAAGAAAACCTAATCAACCATTATAATGACAATCGTTTCAATGTGGTTCTTGCAAGTAGACAGAGTGGTAAATCAATTACTTCTTGTGCATATTTGTTGTGGTTTCTATTATTTAAACCCGAAGTCACTGTAGCAGTTCTTGCCAACAAAGGTGCAATTGCAAGAGAAATGATTGCACGTATTGTCACCATGTTAGAGTCTGTTCCATTCTTTTTACAGCCAGGAGTCAAGATTCTAAACAAAGGGTCAATAGAATTTGCAAATGATAGTAAAGTCGTTGCAGCTGCAACTTCTTCAAGTTCAATTCGTGGACTTTCAATCAACCTACTATACTTAGATGAGTTTGCATTCGTAGATGATGCAGAGACATTCTATACTGCAACGTATCCCGTTGTGACCTCGGGTAAAGACTCTAAGGTTATTATTACTTCCACTGCAAATGGTGTGGGTAATATGTTTCATAAGATATACGAAAGTGCAGTTCATAACCAATCGGAATATAAGTCATTTCTTATCAACTGGTATGACGTGCCAGGCAGAGACGAAGAGTGGAAGAAAGAAACTATTGCAAACACTTCAGAAGCACAATTTGAACAAGAATATGGAAACTCATTCTTAGGAACTGGTAATACACTTATCAATAGTAATACACTACTAGGTATGAGAGCATTAGAACCCGACTGGAATAGAGACAACTTATTTCTTTATGAGAAACCATTAGAGGGTCATAAATACGTTTGCACTGTAGACGTATCCAAAGGTAGAGGGTTAGATTACTCTTCGTTTACAATCATAGACGTGACTACAAGTCCCTTTAAACAAGTATGCACATATAGAGATAATATGATAAGTCCCCTTCTCTTCCCCGATATTATAAATAAGTATGTTAAACATTATAATGAACCAGTCGTTATTATAGAAAATAATGCAGAGGGTGGAATGGTTGCAACACAACTACATTACGAGATAGAATATCCGAATGTATTTGTTCAAGGTCAACTAAAAGCCGAAGACATAGGTGTGACCATGTCTAGAAAGATTAAGAGAATCGGTTGTTCTACACTTAAAGAATTATTAGAAGAAAATAGACTTATTCTGAATGACAGACATACTATTACAGAACTTATGACTTTTGTTCATAAGGGTAATAGTTGGGAAGCAGATAGAGGATATAATGACGATATGGTCATGAATTTGGTATTATTCAGTTGGTTTGTGACCACTGCATACTTTGAACATTTAACCGATACACAAGTTAAAAATTTATTGTATTCAGAACAACAGAAGTTAATCGAAGACGATTTATTACCAGCTGGTATATTTGACGGGGAGTCTCAGTCAGATACCTTCGTAGATAGTGAAGGAGACCGATGGTTTCACAAAAGTATGGATATACCAATTAAATTATAGTTGTTGGGTTTTTAAAAGTTATAAATAAAACAGTAAACAACTTTTTACATTAACAGGAGTAAAAGTATGGCATTTCAAGTATCACCAGGCGTTCAGGTCTCCGAGATAGACCTGACTAATGTTGTCCCAGCCGTTTCATCGACTACAGGTGCATTTGCTGGACATTTCCAATGGGGCCCTGTTGGTGAAGTAATAACAGTTTCAGATTCTAAGGGTTTAGTTGATAATTTTTATCAACCAGCTAATTCCGACGCTGGAGCAGAGGACTTCTATTCAGCGGAATCATTTCTAAAATATGGTTCATCACTTAGAGTGGTTAGAATCAACACATCTCAATTAAACAATGCAAACTCATCAAGTGGAACTGCATTACTTAAAAACAATGACGAATATGTCAATACTTATCAAGATGGTTCTCAAAACGGAACTGTAGGTAATTATGTTGCAAAATACGCAGGTTCTTTAGGTAATTCATTAAAGGTTTCAGTATGTGGGTCTGCAAATGCATATTTCAACGATGCAGTGACAACAGTCACAGGAACAGAGTCAGTGGGTCAAACAACTATAACAGTTGGTGATTCATCAGGTATGTTCGTAAGAGACATCGTGAGATTTGCTGGACATAACAACGAATACAGAGTATTGACGATTCCTGATGGAACTTCAATTACTATCGAAGCACTTGGTCAACCAAGTGGAACAGGTCTATTAACTGCCGTCGCAGGTGGTGCTAACGTAGATAGATACTGGGAATTTTATAATTCATTTGATAAAGCACCTGCTAAGTCAGGAACAGCAACAGCTGCTGGTGGTTCAGATGATGAAATTCATGTTGTTGTATCAGACCAAGACGGATTATTCAGTGGAGTTAAAGACACAATCTTAGAATCATATGGATTCGTATCACTTGCGTCAGACTCTAAAGATGGTCAAGGTCAATCAAATTACTACAAAAACGTTATTGCAAGAGAATCAGACTACATTTACTGGTCAGGTCATTCAACAGACTTACTTGCAAGTGCAAACGAAACAAGAACTCATTTACAATCTGCAACGACTACATTCGGTAGACCTTCTGCAGTTATCACTTCATCACTTGCTGGTGGAGTTGACGGAAGAGTTCCTACTGCTGGTGAGAAATATGGTGCATACCAAACTCACTTCGGTGATGCAGAAACAATAGACGTATCATTCTTAATTGCTGGTTCAACAAGAACTGATAACGGAAGTGGTGTCGAACAAGACATTCTTGCAGACCATAACACAATCGTTAATCAACTTATTGCAACTGCAGAAGGAAGAAAAGATTGTATGGTTATAGTTTCACCTAGACGTGCAAGTGTCGTAGGTGTATCAAGTGAATCTGCACAATCAACTAACGTGATTGCAGATTACGCATCAGTCACATCAAGTTCATATGTTGTATTAGACAGTGGTTGGGTATACCAATACGATAGATACAACGACAAATACTGCTACGTGCCCTCTAATGGACACACAGCAGGTATAATGGCAAGGTCAGACTTATTAAGAGACCCATGGTTCTCACCTGCTGGTTTCTCAAGAGGTCAATACTTAGGTATAACTAAACTTGCGTTTAACCCTTCACAATCATCAAGAGATGAATTATATCGTGCAAGGATTAATCCAGTTGTGACATTTGCTGGACAAGGAACAGTATTATTTGGAGACAAAACAGGTCTTACAAGTCCTTCAGCATTCGATAGAATCAATGTCAGAAGGTTATTCATAGTCTTAGAAAAAGCAATCGCAGTTGCAGCGAAATCACAACTCTTTGAATTCAATGATGCATTCACAAGAGCTCAATTCCGTGCTGCTGTAGAACCTTTCCTAAGAGATGTTAAAAATAGAAGAGGTCTAGTAGATTTCTCAGTATTATGTGATGAAACTAACAACACTGATACAGTTATAGATAGAAATGAATTTGTTTGTTCTATCTTCGTGAAACCTGCTAGAAGTATTAATTTTATTACTTTAAACTTTGTTGCTGCTAGAAGTGGTGTTGAGTTTGAAGAAATATACAGTGCAGTTTAAGGAGAAATAAATGGCAACTATAGACCAATTTAAAGCACAACTTATCGGTGGAGGCCCACGTGCTAACCGATTTAAAGTTTTTATACCAAGAGCTGGTAATAAGATTGAGTTCTTATGTAAAGCTGCTAATATCCCTGCGGGAACGTTGGGAGAAGTGGTAGTTCCTTTCAGAGGACACAACCTTAAACTTGCTGGAGAAAGAACTTTCGAAGATTGGCAGATTACAGTTATCAACGATGTTGAGTTCTCAGTAAGAAGTGGTCTAGAAGCATGGCAGGAAGAAATTCAAGCTATGGATAGTGGAGTAGGTTCAACATCTACAGATTATCTTATATCTAGAGCATTCGTAGAACAATTAAACAAAGATGACTCAGTCCTTGCGAGATACGAGTTTTTCAACATGTTCCCAAAAAATCTTGGTGCAATCGAATTATCTTACGATACTGTTGATGCATTAGAGGAATTTACTGTTGACTTTACTTTCTCTCACTGGGAAAGAGTTAAGTAGTCTTTAAAGTGAATAATTACCACACATTTTGGTGGTATAAATATTAGTATGGAAATTTTAGGGTTTGAAATAAATCGTAAGAAAGACGATTTAAGAACGATAGAGGACAAGAATCAAAAGTCCTTTGTCCCACCAGTTGACGATGACGGGACTCCCGTCATTGAACAACAGAGTGGTTTTGTATCGGGAGCAGCCTATGGGTCGTTTGTCGATATGGAAGGCGGTGTCAAGAATGAGGCAGAACTTATTCGAAGATACCGAGAAACGTCTTTGGTGCCAGAGTGTGACTCTGCAATCGAAGACATAGTTAATGAGTGTATCACATCTGACACATCAGATAAGATAGTATCACTCGACCTCAGAGACGTTAAACTCTCTGATAGTATCAAGAAAAAGATACAAGAAGAGTTTAATCACATCTTATCTCTAATGAAGTTCAATCAGAACTCTCATGAATTGTTCAGAAAATGGTATGTCGATGGAAGAATTTACTTCCATAAAGTCGTTGACTCAAAAAGACCTAAATTAGGTCTAGTTGACTTAAGAAATGTTGACCCGATTAAAATTAAGAAGGTTAGAAACATTGAGAAGAAAAAGGGTGCCGACAAAATTGATAGAATTTCTAAAATAGAAGAGTTCTATCTCTTTAACGACAAAGGATTTGATAAATCCACTGCAACAGAAGGACATGTTGTAAGAATTGCACCTGAAGCTGTATGTTATACAACTTCGGGATTACTTGACTACACTAAAAACGTAGTCATTGGGTATCTGCATAAAGCATTGAAGACTGCAAATCAGTTATCAATGTTGGAAGATGCACTTGTTATTTACAGAATATCACGTGCTCCCGAAAGAAGAATTTTCTACATTGACGTAGGAAACCTTCCAAAAGCAAAAGCAGAACAGTATCTTGCAGACGTTATGAACCGATATAAGAACAAATTGGTTTACAATGCAGATACAGGGGAAATCAAAGACGATAGAAAACATATGAGTATGTTGGAAGATTTTTGGTTGCCTCGTAGAGAAGGTGGTAGAGGAACAGAAATTACTACACTGCCTGGTGGACAGAATTTAGATGATATTGCAGATATAGAATACTTTAAGAAGAAACTATATCAATCACTAAACGTCCCTGCCTCTAGAATGGAAGCAGACAACGGATT